ATAAAGCTTTGTCTTTCCGCAAGCGGTTATCTCTAAGACTTCTTTTAATTTGAGTAATTTCATTTTCTGCCTGCCTTTCGTATTTTCATCAGGCGGTATTTCCGCCGCCTGTCGGATTGGTAGTTATTCAGCCGCCGGCGCATTGTTGCTCCGTACAAACTTCGCCAAATTGGGTTTGAAGTAATTTTCGCCTTTTACGATTTTCCCGTTCTCATTGAAAATCGGATTACCGTTTTCATCAAATTTGCTCCAATTCGACAAATTGACTTCTTGCAGCGCACCGACCATATCAAAGCCCATCATATAGCCCACGCCGATTGCTGTTACGATTTGGTCGCAAAGGGAATCCAAAATTTCCACCGCCTGCGTTTCATCAATGCTCTCAACGCCTTTGAGATACGGGGCGCAAGCACTCTTAAATCGCAATTCCTGCAACGCAACATCATCACAATGTAGATTCATGGCGTTGCACATTTCTTTGATTTCTTCAAAATGACAACCAAACTGAACCATCACATCTTTACTGGTTGGATTTGGTTTTGCCGCTTTAAACCAATTAATAATTTTTTCAATGTTCATTTTTTAAGCTCCTATTTGTACGGTGTATTCTTTTCGGTCATGCGGCTTGTTTTGGTTTACCGCCTGCGCTTGGTAGTAGGCGCATATACCGTCTGCGCTTGGATAGGTTAAGACGTTGATTTGCTCGACCTTGTAAACCGCGCCGTCCTGTGTTTTAAATTCCTGCCCGATCCGATACGGGCACCCGTATTTTTCGGGGTTATCTTTCAGGTCGTCTAAAAGCTCGCCCCGTTTTCTGTTTAGATAATCTATCGCCGCTGATAGCTGGCGTAGGTCGTCTGAAATTGTCACTTCATCTGTCCTTTCTGATATTCGTTTATTTGTACCGCCCCTTTAGGGATTCCTGATACTTCCACCGCGATAAAGACGGCGGCGATCAGGATTGCGACAACGATTTCTTTCATATGATTTCCGCTCTAATCAAATCCTTGCGGAATTGGTTGTAATTAATCAGGCTTATACCTGTGTTTTCCTCGAAAGGAATCAGGAAATTTGCCATTGCAACACGCACAAAATCAGACAATCGGTCGAAGCTGCCAAGCGTCTTATAGTCGTCATGGCGAAGTTCGGGAATTGTGTTTGCCGGTTCTGTGACGTTGTTACATTCCGCAATGCGGTAAAAATGCCATGCCGCGTTTAATACCTCTTTGCGTAACACGTTTTCTTTTTCGCCGATGTCTTTTGCGATGGCGCGTATTGATTTGCCGTTGATGATGTCGAACAGGGCTTGGATATAGCGTTTCGGGCGGTCGTACAGGCTGGCGGTATACAGGGCGATTTGCACGCTCGCACAATAAAGACCTACTTTATCGATAGTCTTTTCAGGAACGACCGCGTCGTATGCTTCGCAATACTGAATCAGCTTCAACACTGGCTTCAGGACTTCACGCCGTTGGTTTGGCGATAGGCCGTCTGAATCTTTACTGCGTAGGCTCTCGATTGCCGCCTGTGCCTCATTGGTCGTCTTGCTTAACTCGCTGTCGGCATAGATGCAGGCGACAACACGCATTGCGCGGATAAGTTTTTCAAACACGGTTACGCTGATTCGGTCATAACCGTAAACCAGCACTTCATAGTGCATAAGGTTTTTGATATTTTCGGTCAGTTGCGCGTCAAGGCTTTGCGGTTCTCCTTTGTGCATTGCCATCTTGTTCATCGCGTGGATTGTTGCGATATTCGCCAGCTTATTGCGGTCGGCGCGTTTGTTGCCGATATTTTCGCGGGCGTATTTTTTGACGGCTGATTCTTTCTTTGCCGCGCGCTTGGCGGCCATCATTTGACTTGCTGTTTGCATGATTTCCTCGCTTTGCCGTCCTCTCAACGGCTTGGGCGTTTGGCTGCCTGCCTGTGGGGTTATTTGGGTTATCGGATTCTGCCAGTTGCATTGCTTCGTCTATTGCATCTCGAATATCGCAGGCGGCTGCCAAGAGTTCAAAGTGTTCTTCATGCTTTTGGATGACGGCAAACGGTGTGTCTAAACGGTCGCCGTCTTCGTCACACAGTCTTTCGGTCAGGGCGCAGTCGTTTCTCGCCAGCCAATCAAGGCGGGCGGTGTCGGGGTGTGGTACGGGAGTGAGCTTGTAATCGCTGCACATACCGCCGAATCCGTCTTCGTCTACGACGTGCCATAAAATGCTTCCGTCGTCTGTGGTAACGGGGGTGTCGTCTACTATCAAGCATATGCGGCCACTGGTTCTGTGGATTGCGCGGTCACCGAATTTAAATTGATGGGTCATTTTTTGCTCCTAAAACGGTATATCATCTGATTCATCATTGCCATCAACAGGCGCGGCGGATGCTGCCTGTGCTTGACGGCGCGGCTGCGTTGGCGTTTCTGCTTGCGCCTGTTGCCCGTCATTACCGCCCAGCATCTTCATTTCGTTGACGATGATGTCGTATGCCGTGCGCTCCACACCGTCTTTGCTCTGATATTTGCGGGTCTGAATCTTGCCCTCAAGGTAAACTTGGCTGCCTTTTTTCAGGTATTGCCCAGCGATTTCAGCAAGGCGGCTATACATGGTGATGTTGTGCCATTCAACTCTCTCTTGACGCTGCCCGTTGCGGTCGTTCCATGCCTCGCTCGTTGCGACACTGAAATTACAAACCGCCTCGCCGTTGGGCATATAGCGTGTTTCAGGGTCTTTGCCCAAACGACCGATTAAAATTACTTTATTCAGCATTTTTGCTTCCTTTTAAAACTGTTTTTACAGGCTTCCAGACGACCTTTCCGTCTATCTCTTGCGCCTGCCTGATTCCGACGATGTGGATGTCGGGATTTCCCGCGAACAGCCTGATAAATTCCTCCGCCGTCTCGATTGACGAATATTCAGGGCTGATTTGGTAGCGGGCGTTGCTTAACCGCTTCCATTTGCGGGTATCCTCGTACCACTTGCAATCTTCTTTGTTGTAAACAAGCCGCCGCCGTTTCTCTTCTTCGGGACGGCTTTTGCCAAACACTGCGAACATGACGGCTCCTTACAGTGCGTTGATTTCTGCCTTTTGCTCGTCGGTCAGGTTGTAGGTTTCCAAAACTTCGGCAACTTCTTTCATACCTGTCGACACCGCTTCAACCAATGCCGCGAACTGCTCTTCTGTCGGCGTGGGCTTGGTTTGCTCTACTACGTCAGCCGTAATAGTGTTTTCGGCAATTTGCTTAAATCGTTCGTGATTCTCGCTGCCCAATTTCAGACGACCTGCCGCGCCAATATCGGAAAACCATTTTTTGTATTCCTCGATACCCTTGTTTGCTGCCGCCTCGCCATCAGCAATCAGACTGTCTAACTCAGGGTCTGCTTTTACTTCTTTGGGTGTCTCAGGCGTTTGGATACGCTGCGCCTCGTCTTCGTCGTAGATTCCGACAAAACCAAACGCCAAACGCGCGGTTTGAATCATGGCTTTGTGGCGGTGCATTCGTTTGGTGTGGCTCTGCCATGGGCCGTTTACTTCGCCGAACTTCCCTTTAAACGGCGGGCGGTACACTTCATCTAAATATTCGCGAGCGACAATGGGGTGACTGCGGTCTTTTCGGTAAATGACACACTCTACCCATTCATGGGCTTTTGTGTTACTTCCGGCAGGGGTGGTAGTTTCTTCGGAGTATTTGAACTCCATGCCATCAAATTGCGGGTGGTTGTTGATAATACGCGACCAACCATCCACGCCAACCACGGGGACAATGCCGTTTTGTTTATCGGGGAATGCGTAAATCTCTTTTGTAAACGGGTTTAATCCGTATTGCGTTGATACAATCATCAGGGCATTGAATTGCGCGTCTGTCGCATTGCCTTTAAAGGCGGTTGCCTTGAGTGTTTGAACAAGCTCTTGCGGATCGCCTTGAATGTTGAATTGTTTCGCAAGGGCTAATGCTTGGTTTTGGGCGATACTCATTTTTAAAATCCTTATCTGTATTGATTCAAAAGCGTTTCGTAATATGTTTGACAGGCTGTTACACGCTCTTTGATTAGTTCGATTTTCTCGTTATCGCGCATGACGGTTACGGTCGTGATGCGCTTTTCAATCGGGATGGCTTCCACAAGGTCGATATATTTCTCACGGTCTTCCCACGGTTTCAGCAAATCTTCGGGCGTGGGCAGCAGCCAAAAATCAATATCGGCGCGGCCGCAATCAAACAACCACATATAGCCTTGCATTTGCCAGTCGTAACCCGCTTTGATGGCTTTCTTTTCCGCTTCGTCGCGGAAGAATGGATGCGTCCCGATGTCCCATGAACACTTCGTGTCAACAATCAGGCGGCCGTCTGAATCGTAAACATCACATTCGCCAGTCAGCCAGTCATTGACGCGCCGCTCGATGTTTTTTCTGTACTCTTTACCCCGAATCAAGCCGCTGTATTTGATGGCGGTCTCTTCCATCAGGTCGCCCTTTTCGGTAAAGGCGTTGCCGTCGAAAGATTCAAAGCCGAACAGTTCACGCTTTGCCATCTCTATCAGTTTTGATTTGGCGGTCTCCGTGATGGTCTCGCCTTTGGTTTTTGGTTTGCCGATGACGTCGGCGATGGAAGAACAACGAATCCTCATAATCCACCCGCCAAAAGGCTATCCATATAAACCCGCGCGTCAGATTCCGTCTTGAAAACTTGAACATTCTCCAATTTCGCCCGCTTTGCCTTATCGGGTCGGAACGTAACCTTGTTGTAACCGTCGGGCATGATTCCGACCTGATAGCCGCCTCGTACTTTTCGCATGACTACGTTAAGGCTGCGCGGCAAGCCCATAAAACCTTTTACTTTTGCCGACAGGCTGCCAGCTAATCCGTATGGTCGATGGTTCATTTCGTCGCCTCCGCGTCGCCGCGCATTCTTTCGCCGGCGTTCAGTTGTTCGTACATTTGCGCTATTTCTACTTCGCGCTCCCGTGTCGCTTTCGCGGCTGCTTGCATTTCATGGCGGGCGATGTCGTCGCGTATGTTTTCGTATGGGTCGATAGCGTCCACGCTGATTGACGAAGCTGTCGTGTAGTCCATATATGCCTGCGCTTTGGCGTATGCCTGCACGCAAAAAGCTACTGCCGCCGAAGCGATGATGATTGCTGTGTATTTCATGG